ATTGAAGAGGCAGAAGGCGGTGAGAGGGAACTCCCGCCAACTCCACCTCCACCCGATGAGCCTGGCTGCATCGAAGCGATTCTTGCTATGTTCGAAAGTCCAAAAGCAGTGGCAGCGGCGGCGGCGGCAATTGCAAGTCCGGGTCCTACAATAGGAATACCAACCATTGCTTTATACGCTTCCACTGCAGAAGTATAAGTAGCAATACCGGCTTGAGCTATTGCATAAGCTTTATAAATACCAAACATTGTTTTGTTGGTATTGCCGGAAAGCATTGCAAAGTTTTGAAGTGCCCCGCCGATGTTATCGTACATCTGCAAAGCGGCATCGGTTCTTAAAGCATAATTCATCAGCTCGGATTCGGTTAGCTCAGCACTTAATGCAATTTGCGAATCATGTAAAAACTTTATTTGCTCCATCGAGAAGCCGCCGGGAATAGGCGCTGCTTGCTCTAATGGTTTTGCTTCATTAAGCTTATAAATTGTAAAAAGCTGAGTAAGCAGATAATCATTTATGGTTGATAATGCACCGGGAATTCTATCGTACTTGGCATGGTACTCTTCCGCTTGGGCAATAAGCCGCATTAGTTTTTCTTGCTGCGGATCTAAGCCAAGGGTGTTAATATCAAGCCGGAGTTTTTGGCCTATATTTTCCCATTGATCGGCAAGTTTATTAACTTTATCATTTGTTACTGGTAAAACTGTATTATTAAATATTCCTTGTGCATTAACAATTTTTTCTAATTCACTTCTAGAATCTTGTAATGGTTTTAAAGTTCCCTCTAACGCAACCTTATATGTGGTGGCATCAATATATCCTTGCCTCAATAATTTATTTTGGAACTCCTGATCATTTATCATACTGCCCTTACCAAAATTCAAACCCGGAGCTATTTTCTTATATAATTCAATTATTTTAGGAATATTTTCGCCAAGATTCATTCCTTGAATAGAGGTAGAAATATCATTTAATATTTCCAACAAGGGAGGTAAAACTTGAATAGCCAATCCCTCAGCAGTAGATTTAAGAGTAGTTAAACTATCATTAAATTTTTCAGCACTTGCAGCCGTGCGTTCATCTATTTCTATCCCTAATCTTCTTGCCTCTTCTTGTAATTTATTAATCCCTTCAGCACCTTGATTTAAAAACGGAATCAATTCGGCTCCAGCTCTACCAAATATTGACATGGCTGTTGCAGTCTTTAATGTACCATCCCTCATCTTCGAAAATTTTTCAGCAATATCTATTAATATTTTATCCGAAGCTTTTAATCTACCAGTTGAATCCACCACCGAAATACCCAGAATATCAAACGCCTTTTTAGCTGTTTGTCCAGCACCTTGAGAAACTTCAAACATGTTTCTAGATAAGCGAGCTATACCTGTTTGTAATTCTTGAAACGAAACATCGGCAAGGTCTGCAGCATATTTTAAAGTTGACAATGCCTCGGTTGATATGCCGATTTTTTGAGCAGTCTTTCCAATTTCATCTGCAAAATCTATCTGACGTTTAATTGCGTAACCCATTGCAGTGCCAAAACCTATAATAGCAAGGGGACTGAAAGCAGTACTCAATAAGCTACCCATACCACCTAATTTGCCAGACAAACCACTTGTAACACGATCTAAATCAAGTACTTTTTTTTCAACACCGTTGATCGCTTTTACCGCGCCTTGGTTTTTGCCGTCTATTTCTATTTCAACTTTATTAGCCAAATGTTTTACCTTTTATTGTCATGGTGAGCTTGTCGAACCATGACGCCACACTTCGACAAGCTCAGTGTGACAACACCCTTAATGTTTGTGTTTAATTTGTTTGTATTGAAATTCATTCATAGCATCTTTGAAAGCACCGAGATATTGCCATTCTATAAGTGATAAGTCATCCATGTTAAAATGCATACCAGCTTTTTCTAGGTTGTAAATAAATATTGCAAACGTAAAGCGTGCATCGGGAATAAAATTTGTTTCATATTGTTTCTTAAGCAGTTCAATATATTCTTTCGGATACCCTACGGATTCGTATTCTTTTTGTTTTTCCGCGGTCCACCTATTTTCGAACTGTTCGAACTCTTGGTAAAAAAACTTTTTAAGTCACCTTTATCATTCTTAAGTACAAAGTTTGGTTCGGCAAAAATTGTACGTGCAAAGGTTATAAGAATATCGGCGGCAGTTTCTTTGAGTAATGACCGCCACCCGGCGTAATAGTTTTCATCTTCTTTATTGCTGGATATTTGCTTGCCGTCATAAACAAAACAATTTTCACCAAACCCAGTAATCTTTTCGAGCGCTAAGCTTATCTGCACCTCTTGTGCCTTTTCTGCATCGCGTGTTTCGGTGAGCGCTTGTAATACTAAACTGTTAAATTGTAAACGGTCCTTGGTTGTTGGTGTGCTATAGTAAATTAAAATTCGTGAACCGCTTGCATTATCGAAGATAAGCAGTTCGTTTTTTTCAGAAGTTTTAAGGTCTCTCATTTGTTCCCTCTCGGTTTTAAGTTATAATAATACTCCGCTCACATTTCGACAAGCTCAATGTAACACCACGCTTGTCAGTCTGAGCTTGCCTGCCACCCATTACTTTCGCCGTGGCAAGTCGAAGACTAATAATAGCCCGCGATAATTGTAAAAAGATCATTGGCACCGGCTGCATCGGTACCACCATCATTTGCATCAGTACCGTATTGTATTTTTATGTAACGTCTGAAAAAAAAGACTTCTTTAGGAGCCAATACATTATATTTACCCGCAACTACAATAATCTTAAGTTCTGTTGATATAGAACCGCTGCCGGAATTGAAGTAAACTTTTTCCCAAGTAACATTATCCGGCGAAGTCCAAAATGTAAGTGTATCATTAGCAAGTGTATCCGGTGTGCTGATAGCAAGGAGGTGCATACTTTTAAGATCAACACCGGCAGAAGCGGAATCACCTACTGCAATGGAGTCCGGGAGTTCTTGGAAAAATTGAGCGCGGGCGGGAACGGAGAGTAAGAGTAGGAGAAAAAGTAAGAATTTATATTTTTTCATTTGAGTTTCCTTTTTATTTTCGTCGTGAAAGGTGAAACGTGAATCGAAAGAAGTCTCACTTTTCATATTTTTACATTTCACGTTTTAAGTAAACGTTATTACAATTGCATTGTTACCGGCTGCAAGTGTTGGATTTATATTAAATGATAAATCCCATGTTAAAACATTTTCGCGGCTGCCGTATTTAGGAGCTTCGAGAGTTACACCGGTTACAGCTAATGTTACAATGTTGCCGGCTCCGCCGCTTACTGCAGCGGCAATATTTGCTTGTGTGATCGCATTGAAAAGAGTCCATGGATTCAAACCAGATAATGCAACCGTTTCGGGATTCATAGATCCTTTCGAATCTCTATCACTTACAAAGTAGCGTGCAATGCCGGATGTTGCATTTGCACTATCGCGTCTGCTTACAGTGTTCCCGATATCAAGCATAAGCTCTGTAATTACCAATGTCGCAACGCTGTTATAAGTAAAACCAGCTGCTTTGAAAATAAGAGGTGCAACAGTTGCATAAGTGGGATCCGGAAAAGCAACATTAGATATGTGTGCACTTGCATATATACCGGTGAATTCCCAATCCACTTTCATTATGTCCCGGGTTTTAAGCGATATTTTGAAAGTACCAACACAACCGGAAATTTTATGTACATTACCATCGGCCCAAAACCATAGTGTAACAGATTCACTTTCAAAAACTGAATTAGGTGTATAAGCTGCACTTGTAACTGCCACAAGCGCTTCGGTCATGTTGCAAGCTCTGAATAAGCATCCTTCTCTAGGAGCAGTACCGGCAGTACCACTGCCTTTAAGTTCGGTTGAGAAGTTTAGTTTTAATCCTGTACCCACTGCAATAGGAGCAATCTTACCAAAGTAAGCAAGGGGAATTGCTCTTTGCACCGGTTCGTTAATAACTTCAAAAGTCGGGTCGCCGGCAGTAACTAAAGCATTTGCAGCTTCGGTTGGTGTAGGATCTGTGCCATACTCGGTTTCGAGCTTTGCAAGTATTAAGTGTTTGTTAGCGCGTTCCATAATTTTTATCCTTTTTTATTGTCACATTGAGCTTGTCGAAATGTGACGTCATGCTTCGACAAGCTCAGCATGACACTTAAATTATTTTTTAATTTCTTCTTTATCTTCATCTTCGTTTTTATCTTCATCTTTATCTTCACTCTTCGACAAGCTCAGAGTGACATCATCATGCTGTCCAAAGGACTCCCGGAGAGCCTGACGAAGCATCATTGCTTCATCTTCAAGGTTAGGAATAAGCTTGCCATCTTTGCGGATTATGTAGGACCCACAAGGCATATTGTTCTGAATGTTTATGTCTAAATGATTGCTAATATTTGTTTCCATGTTTGTCCTTCTGAACCCCACCCCGTCCCTCCCCTTTATTAAAGGGGAGGGTGAGGGAGAGGTTTACCCTGTGCTCCACGCATTTTTACGATATTGCACTGTGATCGAGATTGTTAAGTCAGCAATTTTATTACCGAACTGATCTGTTTTGTTGCGCTGTGAACCGCGGTATTGTGTAGTAAATGCAGTTCCGCTCCAAGTAAGATCGGTATTTATTGATTTAAGTATATCAGCTTTCATTTTACGTATGTCCGCAACAGCAGCACCTTTAGCAATTACATCTATGTCAATATCAAGTCCAATATCATGCAGTGTACCGGCACTTTCAAGCTCTTCTAATAGTGTATCATTCGTTTCGCGTATGTTAATAATTTTTGTAAAGTCTTTATCGAAAGAAGCATTGCCCGGCATGTTATCTACAACTTTATCGAAGGTAGTGTAATAGGTGCTGCCACCGGCAACAATAGCAGCAAGCCGCGTTTTTATTGCCTCGATTATTGTGTGCTCTTTTATATCGGGTAGTGCCATTGTATCCTTTTATTATATGTCACACTGTCCAAAGGACTCCTTTCGGAGAGCTTGTCGAAGTGTGACACCATGTTTCGACAAGCTCAACATGACACTACGGCGAAGCATTTTCGCTTAAATATAAATATGTCATTCCAAGTCCATCGGGAATAATTTTAATTACATAATATGTAACAGTTTCAATCACAATAGTATCGCCTTGATCACCACCGGAAGCATCGGCATCTTTACACATAAAAACTGGATCGGTAGTTTCAATAACTCCGCCGGCAGTCATAATTTCCATACCCGGCTTAAAAAGTATACCGTTAAAATCTGTAGCCGACCACGATGGATTTGCCGACACTGCAAATTCGTTAGTGTCTATAAATGCGGAGTTGAATGTGCTGTCAATAAGTGTCATTTATTTTTCTATGCTAACTCTACGCCATCTTTCGACAAGCTCTCCGAAAGGAGTCCTTTGGACAAGATGACAGTACGCTTGTCACACTGAGCCTGTCGAAGTGTGAATCGTAGTATTATCTTTTTGAAAGAAGTTTTTCCACAAGGTCTAGAAGCTTGTCTAACTTTGCACTAAGCTTAGTGACCGGGTCAACAAACTTTTCATCACCCGTTTTAGGAGCTTTTCTTTTTGCATTGTCCGGAACAACCGCTTTAAGATCGCGGGTGCAATTGCCGGCAAGCACTTCCAGCTTATCTAAGCCGGATATTTTATATTTTTCACCGGGGTAAAATATTTTAGCTATTAATGCGCCCGATGGTTTTGCTCGATGCTGTTTAAGAACTAGAACTTCTTCAACTTCATCTACACGAGGAGTCTTTCCCTCTGCCATGATTTTATCTCCATTTATAATTAATGATTGAATATTTTTTACACTTATAGTCAACAGAACCTCATTTTACGACATCTTTCGACAAGCTCAAGATGACAATACGAATGTCATACTGAGCAATCCCCGCCAAAAGCGGGGATTAGTCGAAGTATTAGCTAACGTCTGCTGCTACGGAGAATGCAGTAACTCTTGAGAACAATACGTCCATTGAGGTGAATGCAGTGATTACAATATCACCGGTATCATCTTTGTACGGATTTACAAGCAGATCAATTATACCCCAATCGATCATCCAAGCTTCCGAGCCGTCACCGTAGATCAAAGTGCTTGCGGGTGATTGTTCGGATATAATCGGAGGAGCAGAAATTCTGCTTGCATAATCGAACAGCATTCCGAGGTAGCCGCCGGCAACAACCGGGCGTGTCATTAAAACACCGGCAACAAGTGCGTTCATTACAAATCGTAAGTTATCTGTGTTGATGTTATTTGTTTTTACATCAGTCCAGAATTCAATTAAAGCATCCAAATCGAATGAAGCACCAACAACAGAACCAATGCCGGAGGTAATTAAGAGTCCATCTGGTTCGTAAGTACCGGCACCGTTAATAAGCGCAGAGTCTCTTCCGGTAATAACGTTTTTTAGAATGTCATCAATTATCAAAGCTTCGAGAGCGGGTACGGATTGCAATGCAGCTTGACGAGTGTACTTCATTGATGCCCATCCGTTATGCGGCGTAGCTGTTAATTGCCCGATAACAAAATCAGTAGCAGTTCCGGTTCCACTTTCAGCAACCCAATGGAAAGTTCCGGTTGATGTTTTCTTAGGAACGGAAATATTCTGCTTTGCACCGGAGATCATTCGAACACCCCACTGACCGGCAACGCCAAGATTTCTCAGCACATCAATGAATTCGTTGAACATGTTTTCAGTGCCGATCAAGTAAGTGGCATCACTTACGCTAACGCCATCGGAAGCACGCTTGCCGAAATCACCGCCATAATTTTTCATGTGATTGCGCACTGCAGCTTTCATCACTTGTGAATGGCGCATAACATCGGGGTTCTTAAAGAAGTCAAGCGGAAGCACCATACCATTTGCTTTGAATCCCGGTATCATGTTTGCTTGTTTTGTAGCTTCGTCAATAGCTTCTTTTTCGGCACCGGCTTTGAATTTATCCCAAGCGGTTAAATTACCACCTCGTAGTTCAACCATAGCAGCGAGTGCACGGCCGATGCTGAGCGCTTTAATTCCTTTTTTGCTCATGCCAAGATCGGTAACGGCAGTTTGGGTAATATCTTCATTTTTAAGATTGCCCCAAACATGCTGACGGAATTTATCAACCGACCAGCTTTCGGTTTTTGCCTGAGCAGCAAATTTTGCAAGCTCTTCCTTTCCGCCTTTGTAAAGCTTTTGACTTACAAGCGCACCGGCTATTTCATCGATGCCTTGAATTCTTTCCCTCTCTTCTTTCTGAATTTGCTCCAGAGTTTTTTCGTTCTCGTTCATTTGAGTCTCCTTGTTTAGTTTTATTTTAAGTTCAGATTTAATTGATTTAATATCGTTAGCGAATTCATTTAATTTTGTTTGAAGATCGGGATCCTCTGATTTGATACTTGGCTGTAAATCGGAACGGAATTTAGATGCGCTGTCTGCACCAATAGGAACCAGCGATCCTTCTTTAATTTCCCACTTGGTTCTGATCAACATTCGCAAACCATCATCAAAATTATTTTCGAATGTTTTGCCGTTAATTTCTTGTTTCTTTCCCGGCATAATTTCAACAGTAAATTCTTTTCCAAATGTTTTATATCCGGCGGATAGGTCCGTCAAATGTCCCTCCTCCACTTGCGATATTTCATCTTCGGCTTTGCTCCAGAAATAAACATCACCAACAAGATCGGTTTTTTCCACGCGCAAGTTTCTTATTGAACCTTTAACATCACTAGTTGACCAGCGTGAATGAGTATCAAGCAAAGGCACTTGTTTTGTATCGGGCAAAACAACACCATCCATTAAAAGCACTTCGCGAACAAGCTCCCACCGTTCCCAATCGGCAACAATAGCCGGCTGTTCAGTAGTTATCACTGCTTCCACTATAACGGACTTGCCGTCTTTTTTAAATGTTTCGGGAACAGCCCTTGCGGTTCGTGACTCCCATCCCGTAAAATCTTTGTTTGTGTTTAGGTTTCCATCTTTCATAAGTCACCTTCTTTTTCATTGTCACACTGAGCTTGTCGAAGTGTGACGTCATGCTTCGACAAGCTCAGCATGACATTATTATTATG